GAACGAACGCTCTCTTCATGGCATTATAGACTTTTTTAAAATCAAGTTTATACTCGTCTTTCATATCAAAAGTTTCCTTCAAAGAATCCCATCTTCTTGGCAACCCAGAAATCGTCTTTCGGTCCACCATCAAAGAGTGGTTCGTTTACTTCTTCGTCATGTACATCATCACCTGTACTCATCAATCCAAATGGTAGCATCTGTTGCTCGAGCATCTTCTCATTCTGCTCATAGATTTGCATACGAATATCAACGTTCGTAATTTCTTTGAGATAAGGTTGTGTAGTCAACCATGCAAAGAGAACACAACACATAGCCATGTCATCATTGCCATCTTCAGCTTCGTAAGACTGATTTCCTTTTAGGGTATTCTTGAGTGAGAAACGACTTAACTCATAGATAGTATCATAGTCATAGATTAAGAACTTGTCAGCCTCGACAAGAGTCTTGAGTGTGGCGCAGCCAATTCTCTTCACTTGTTTTGATGTTTTGACTCCATAGTGTGTCGTAGTAGCAAAACCACCCGATAAACTTTGTCCTGTTCTACCATTATTCGCAGTCACCAGAACTCCATCATATTCAAGATCATAGTGCAGAATATCTGCGACTTGCTGACCAATATCATTTGTTTCGACGAGAACAAGTGCGTCATTGTATTTGACTGCGGCGCCATAGATAATATTTGGATATATCAATGGTGATATTAAATTGTTTCGAAATGCGGCGACTTGTCGATATGGCATCGTCGATACGTTGACGACAATAAAAGCAGAATAGTCGGCTCCAGCTCCTCGAGCAGTATCAACTACAATCGCATAAATTGTATCTTTCTCTGGTTCTTCATAGATCTTGAGTCCACCGTCTGCTTGAGCAATCGGTTGTTTATAAACCATATTACGAAGTTTGGTAGGATGAATCAGAGTGTTCGAAGAACCAAGAAACTCGCACTCATATTCTTGTCTGAACTGATCTTCAGACGTATTGCTGATCGTCTGTTCTCTCCATGCTTCGTCACGGCCTGGAATCTGTGACCAGTGCACGTCGACACGAGCATAAGCATTACGACCTTCTTCAGACTCTGTCCAAATACGATAGAACATATTCATACCGTTCGGTGTCGAAGTAATTAGAACCTTCGAACTTTGACCAGATGAAATGGTAGGATATACCGAAGCAAAGAACTCGTCTTGAATATTGGTCGGAACGAAGGCAAACTCGTCGAGATATACCATGTTCTGAGAAGTACCACGAATAGCAGATGACGATGTAGCCGAGGCAAGGATTTCAGATCCGTTCTCGAGCTTAATGTTACCCTTATTCCATTCAGTCACGCCCATCTGAAGCCACTTCGGAAGATGCTCAAACATCAACTGAATACGGCCAAGGATTTCTCGAGCCTGTCTGTCTTTGTTGGCCAAGATAGCGATCGAATACTCTTCGTTGAATACGATCTTCCAAAGCAAGTATGCGGCAACCGTAGTCGTCTTACCGACCTGACGAGGCATCTTACAGATAACAAATCGATTGGCTTCGAAGGCGAGGATCATTTCCTTCTGGAATTCCCAGAGCGGGAACATGATCAGACCCTTATCGATGTTAACGATCTTACAGTAAGTTAAGATAAAGTAGATCGGATCCTCAGAGCACTTAATGTACTCTGCGACTTGCTCGGGAGTATACTCGACCTTTGTATCTGCTCTCTTGAGCCTCGGATTACCGAGATAGTTTTCACTCGCCATCTTTGTGCTGCTTCAGATATTTCTGTAATTCGGCCGTCGAACCTACGAAAAGATTGTTTGTGACTTGTTGAGGAGAAGCAGAAGGATCATCTTCCATCAGTTTTTTCTTTTTGACTTGTAAATCCAAAAGATCTTTACTCGCTCCAACCATGGTGTTCATCATTCCAGCAAGCACTTCATATGCTCTTGGATGTTGACTTTGTTTCGCTACATCCATCAGATCAAAGAGAGCTTCTTGCCCTTTATTAATGACTTCCATCATATTCTCGCGAGCAAATTCAAAGTCAGCCGAGACTTGTGTGCTCATCTTCTTTTCGATCACAGCCGGAAGAGTTTCGCCTGCGGCGATGTTTAAAAATTTATCAAGTTCATTGCTCATTAGATATTCTCAGTAATTGTATTAATAATGCTATAGTTATCTGTACTTATAATATCTTCGTATGAAATACTTAAAGCAGTGTTGGTAGTAGGTTGTCCGTTCGCAGTAAGTCCAGGTCTCGAAGCCACGACTATCGTATTGGCGGTATTATCAGTGTTTCCTGTCTCGACATCTTCTGGAAGTCTGAACGTTGTTTCTGCGAGTTTGATTAATTTTGATTTCTTCGTTGGTCCATACAAGTAACCTTTCATCGTAAAGCTAAGCGTCCAGATCAGTGCTCTTCTTTGTTCAAAGCTACCTTCATATTGATCTTGCGAAGAGATACTATTTAGAATGATAGGAATGTCTCGTGGGCCATCGACTTCAGGAACAAGATTGACACTCACTGTAAAATCAGGAGTAAAGTACGGAACTATTTGCTCTACGATACGAGTGCCATCTTCGGCGTTCTTGACCAAGATATTCATCTCGAATTGCATGTCATATGGAACAGGTTGATACTGATATTTGACTTCGTCGTCTGTGCCTGCATTAGCAGATTGCTTCGTCAACTTATTCAGAGTATTCAACTTACGAGTAGGATCATACTCCATGGTCGTCATTTCGAAAGAAATACGAGGAAGAATAATACCAACTTGATTATCGAGTCTTGGGCTTTGCTCGAGTCTTGAAAGCACTTTGTCTTTTGGACCGTATGTCAAAGGAACTTTCAGCGTCTGAAGCACTTCTCCGGCATTGCTCAAGCGATTAATATAGATATCGTTAAAGACAGTTCCGAATACGATGATGTATTTTCTTAGACTGTCATGATTCCATGTTCTTCCAAACATTATACTTGTCCCTCACTAAACGGATCGATTTGCGTCCAGTCAAGGATGCTGTCCCCGTCTGTTTCAAACTCTATATTATCTTCGAATGCATCTCCGGCCTGTGTGCCAAAATCATAGCTACCTTGTATGATTGGATTTCCTTCTTGAGTAACCAGAAGTAAACCGTCATTCGTCAAGATTCCAAACTCGTCGAGGCTGAGGCTACTTAATTTCTCAATACTATCAATGGCCTCGATGCCAGTATTTAACTGTTCACTTCCATACTCAAACATCTCGCAGACGAGATCATACATCTGAATAGCACCCATCTGATAGAAGACAGGAGTTTTATTGACGTATTTGACATACATCAAACGATCTGCCATAGCAAGATAAATGAGATCACCTTCTTGAGGACGATCGATCATTTCTACTGAGCCAATCTCATTCATTCTTAAATCTGTAGCGGCAGTTTCACTGCCAGTATTGACATCAACTTTGTGTTTAATTCGAGTAATAGTGGCTGGAGTTTGGCTAGATCCTGCTAGTAATAGGTATGAACGGGAGTGAATTAAGGCATCCTCATGCAGCCAGACAATATCGGCTTTAAATCTATCTGATGGGTGTAACTCCTCTTTGGCACTAGCAATTAGATCTCCCCTTAGTTGCATCAACCTCAGATTCAAATACTAAGGTCACCGCCTCTAAATCATGGGCAGCGCTTATCCTCTTGCTGATTGGCAATTATTTTACTTATCTTAGTTACCTGATTACTTGGAAATACTCTTACCTCATCGCCCACCTTAAAACTACCCAGATGGATTGTGCCTGATAAGCCTCTAAAGTTTTCAGCTCTGCTGACTAACTGAATTCGCATTCGCGCTTGCCCCTGATCTGCTGCCTGTGGGCGCCAACTTTGAATTGAATCTAATAATGTTGGACCTTTATACCAATCCATATTTTTTGATTTTTCAACAACATTATCCCCAGCTAACGCACTTAATGGAGTAAAAATTACATCTGGTAATTTCATCCTACTTAATGCTTTTTCTAGCTCGAGCTTGAATCTCTTCAAAAATAGATTTTTTATAACCGAGTGCATCTAATTTATTTATCGCCACAATTACTCGATTTACCCCCATAAGGGAGCAAATAGTTAATGTGTCTTAAGGTTTGTGTCCTTACTCCTTTAGTGGCATCCACTAGCACTAAACCAATATTCAGCTCTTGAGGCAGCAACTGCCATATTTCTGGTGTACTGCTCATGCCCTGGCGCATCAGCTAATATCAATCTTTGATCATC